CCCTGTACCACTTCGAGCACATGTGCGCGCTCATCGGCGCGTTCGCGGGCCAGTCGTCCGCCACCTTCACGGACGGCCTGCCGCTGGAGATGTACGCCGTCGTCTTCGACTGGATCAGAGACGAGCTTCACGACGTTCGCCTCGGCCTCGAAGAAATCAACAAGGCACTAAGAGGAGTGAAATCATGACCCCATCAACGCAGATGGTTCTTTTGTACCGGCTTCTTTCGCGGGCCGACGAACCAATACTGGCGGACCAGATCCAGGCAGCAGTCGGGGGTTCAAACAGCGGCAGCCGCCACATGCTCTTGAATCTTACGCGGATTGGTGTTCTTAAACGTCACCGCGGAATCAATGCCCAGTATCGCTATACATGGGAGCCGAAATCGGCAGACGCGAAAGCGACAGCTGCATTGATCATCGAAGCGTCCGCGTTCGTGCCGCAAATGGCTGTTCCAGCGGAAACGCCGCTCGCTCCACGCGCCTCACCCGACCCGGCAGCGCAAGTGCTGCGAGCCCTCGCGCGCCTGCTCGATGCCGCAGCCGAACGATTTGAAAAGGAACACCGATGAGCACTATGAGTGAGATCGAAAAACAAGCCGCGGCGCTGGGGGTGGCGAGAGACGCGCTGACCACCGAGTGGCTGGCGGAGAAGCAGGAACTAGCCGAGGTCGAGAGCAGGCACGTTGCGGACATACGCAAGCTCACCAAGGCATTTGGCGTCGCCTACGGGCGCTTGAGGGAAGCGGTCGCGGAGTCGCCCGGCCTGTTCGCGAAACCGAAGAGCGTCATCCTCCACGGTATCAAACTCGGCTATCGCAAGGGTACCGGCAAGATGGACTGGGACGATGACGAGGCGGTGGTGAAGTTGATCCGCAAGCACCTCCCGGATCTGGTCGACGTGCTGATTCAGAAAACGGAAAAGCCGCTGAAGGGGCCCCTCGGGGAACTGCCCGCCGACACCCTCAAGAAGCTCGGCGTCACGGTCGAGGAAACGGGCGACGTGGCGTTCGCGGCGCTGGCCGACGGCGACACCCAGAAGATGATCAAGGCGCTGCTGAAGAGGCAGGCCGAGGAGGTCGAGGGATGATCGTCGAGAAGCAGGCGGGTGCATTCGGCGTGAAAACCGCTGCTATCGTGCTGCTGCTCTTGTCGCTCTCCGGGTGCGCGACGTTTGACCATGTGTATTGGTGCCTGCAATCGCCGCCCGAAACTGGCGGGCCGTTCTGCCCCGTATGGGTGAAATGAAGGAGCGGGCGTGAAGTACTGGGTATTTACTGAGCAACAGCTTGCCGCCGCACTCGCCGCCTACATGATGCGCCATCGCAGGGAAATGCTCTGCACCTACGTCGCAGAGAGAGCCCACAAGCTTGGATTGACGGAGAGTGCGATTCGTGATTTTCTCGATTCCCCCGAGGCGCGCGAGCACAAGCTGTGGGGCGGCGCGTCGTACGAGCCGGACAGGACGCCATGAGTCGCCGGCGGCACCGGGTTTATTCCGAGTCTGCGGCAACTGCCCGGGCCGAGACAAAAACCATGACCACAGCCCGCGCCTCCGACCGCCGCGCCGAGCTGGCGCGGATTCACATTCTGGCGAAGGACCTGGCGCTGCCGCGCGACGAGTACGAGGACCTGGTGTTCTCGCTCACCCGCGCGCGCTCGGCCGGCGACCTGGATTCGGCCGGCCGGCAGCAGGTAATAGAGCACCTCTCCTCGCTCGCGCGCCGCTATCACGTCGATCGGCGGCCGCACGCGCTCGCCAGGCGCCCCGACGTCGCTCCGGATCGCGAGGCGCAGCTCGGCAAACTGGAGGCGCTGCTCGCCGCCGCGGGGCGCTCCTGGGCATACCTGGAATCGAGCAAGCACGGGCGGATCTCGATGGTGCAGCGGGTGTGCAAGGTCGACGCGCTGCGCTTCTGCACGGCCCAGCAGCTCGGAAAGCTGATCGCCGCGCTCTCCTACGATGCGCAGCGCCGCGCGGCGAAGGCGGGCGCATGAGCGATGTCGAACTCTACCTCTGGTGTTTCGTCGCTGCGCTGTTGCTGATCGAGAATCTCTGATGCCCAAGTTGACCGATTTCTGCAAGGAACGGGCCGCGCAAAGCGAGCCGCCGAAACCGGCGCGATCGGACATCAAGCACGCCCGGTACCGGGTCGATGGCATGGACGTTTTTCTCGACGGCCGGGATCTGCCCGCGCCGTGCGCGAAGTGCCGCGACATGAGTCAATATCTGTGCGATTACCCGGTCATTCCGGGCGTCACCTGCTCGGCGCCGCTGTGCGCCGCATGCGCCAAGCCGGTCGGGAAAAACAAATACTTGTGCCCGATTCACGCCAAGAAGGTGCTCACCGACACGGGGCCGCTGCTGTGAGCGCCGACGCCTTCGCCGACGCGCTGCCGCACAGCCTGGCCGAAATCATCGACGTGATCGGCATCTGCGCCACGCTCAAGCTCGTCGAGGCCTTCGGCGGGATCCGCGTCTACATCCCGAGCGCAGACCCCCTGCGCAGCATCCAGCACCTGGCGCGCGACGGACATCCGCTCGCGCGCGCCATCGGCGTGGAGGCCGCCTGCAAGCTGGCGCAGTTGCGCGCCGGCGAATTCCTCGAGCTGCCGCGCGCCACGGCCTACATGCGCGCCATGCGCGACGCCGCGATCCGCGACGGGCTGGAGGACGCCTCCACCGCGGCGCTGGCGCGGCAGTACCACACCACGCGCCGGAACATCTTCCGCATCAAGGCGGCCGGCGGCGATGCCGCGGACGACGCGCAGCCCGACCTTTTCCGGCCGATTTGACCGCTCATGCCGGCCGCGGTATCGTTAGCGCGCTCGCCCGAACCTTCCGAGGGTGACGCCCTTCACCCTGCCTCAATGCGCCACGGCGCGCCATAGTCGCGCTCATGTTGCGCGACCTCACCCGGATCATCAATCTCATCGTTGTGCATTGCTCCGCGACGCCGGACTGGAATTCCTTGTTCACTCGCGGCGAGGGCGGAGCGCTGCTGCGCACGCCGGTGCAGGAGATCGACGCCTGGCACGTCAAGCGCGGCTTTCATCGCGCCGAGCAAGCGCGGCTGCGCTTCAACCCGACCTTGAGCGCGATCGGCTACCACCTGGTGATCTACAGGAACGGCGCCATCGCCACCGGCCGCGCATTCGACGAGGTGGGCGCGCACGCGCGCGGCAACAACGCGCGTTCGATCGGCATCTGCATGATCGGCATCGAGCGATTCAGCGCGAAGCAGTGGGCGAGCCTGGCCAACGTGGTGGCCGATATCGAGCGCGCCTTCAAGCGCCGCATCGTCATGCTGGACGCGGACGAAAGTGCCGACGAGGGCGGCATCATACGCATCTGCGGGCATCGCGATCTGTCGCCCGACGCCGACGGCGACGGCACCGTCGAGCCGCGCGAATGGACCAAGACCTGCCCTGGGTTCGACGTGAGCACCTGGTTCGGCGCCGGCATGACGCCCGACCCCGCGCACGTGTGGAGCGAGGCATGAGGCGCGCCCGCATCGTGCGGCTACTCGCCGCTGCGGTGCTGCTCGTCGCAGTTGCGCCGGCGCGCTCGGACTTCGTGCCGCCGCCCCCGGCGCCGGAGGTCGAGCCCGAGTACTACGTCATGGACGCGGCCACGTTCAGCGCGCTGCAAGCGCTGCACGCGCGCATGAGCGCGAAGCTGGAGGCGCAGGCCGAGGAGATCGAGCACCTGCGCGCCAGGCTGGAACGCGGGGGCTGCACCTGATGGGCATGGAGTGGCTCAGCAGCGTCGCCCCGGTGATCGCCACCGCGCTGGGCGGGCCGCTCGCCGGCGCCGCGGCGCAGTTCATCGCCGGCAAGCTGGGTGTGTCGGACACCACGATCGAGGCCATGCAGCGGACACTCTCGGGTATGAGCGGGGCCGACCTGGTGCGGCTGAAGGAGATCGACGCCGACTTGCGGAAGTTTTTCGCCGCCAACGGCATCCAGTTGGAGTTGGCACAGATAGAGGTCAACCGCGAAGAAGCCAAGTCGACCAACTGGTTCGTCGCCGGCTGGCGCCCGGCGGTGGGCTGGATCGGCGCCGCGGCGCTCGCCTACGCGGCGATCGGCGAGCCGCTGGCGCGCTTCATCGCCCAGGTGCTGTTCGATTATGCGGGTGTGTTCCCGCAGATCGATACCACCATCACCATGCAGGTGTTGTTCGGACTGCTCGGCCTGGGCGCGTTCCGCTCGATCGAAAAAGTGAAGCACAGCGAGGGAAACCGCAGCTAGAGCGGGCCGGATGGATGTATTCGACCGCGCGAGCGAGTGGGAGCAGTGGCAGCGCGACATGGCGCTGGCCGAACAGTCAGCCAGGGCGCCGCGCGCCGAGGCCGGCGATTGGCGGAGCGCCTCGGCGATATGGTGCACCGGTGCGCTTTGCGGCCAGCGCATCCCCGATGCGCGGCGCCGGGTGTATCCCGGCGTTCAGTTTTGCGTGGAGTGCCAGATGAGAAAAGAACAACAAGAAAGGCTGAGGCGATGACAACGGATATGGCCATTGGAATTTTTGGAGCGCTCGCGGCGACCGCCGCAGGCGGCTGGACGGTAGTGAGAACGTTCGGCTATCTGGTGCAGAAAATCGTCGCGCAGTTCGAGCTGCGCCTGGACGAGCGCTTCGCGGCGCTGGAGGTCTCTCGCGCCGACGGGCGCAAAGTTTTGATCGAGCGCATCACCCGCATCGAGGAGCGATACGAGCGCATCGACCGCGAGCTGCGCGATCTGCTCGTGAACATGCCCGACAAGTGGGTGCGACGCGAAGAGTACGTGCGGCGCGAGACGGTGATCGAGGCCAAGATCGACCGCCTCGGCCTGCAGATTCAGAACTGGATACTGGAGAACAAGCATGGCAATTGACCTGGACCGCCAGCGGCGCGAGTTCACCCGCTGGGTGCTGCTGCTGGCGTTGTACAACGCGCGCCCGCTGGGCACCTGGGAGGAGGTCCTGGTCTCGACCATGCAGGGCGTGTACGTGGACGCGACGCAGCAGGAGGTGCGCGTCGAGTTGGGCTACCTTGCCGAGCGCGGCCTGGTGAAGGTCACACGGCGCCCGGAAGGGCGCTGGTTTGCCGAGATCTCGCACGTGGGCGTGGACGTGGTCGAGTACACCGTGGACGTGCACCCGGGCATCGCCCGCCCGGCAAAACTGGTGTGATGCCGTGAAGCGCAGCAAGGTCGCCACCCTCCCGGCCGAGGTCAAGCGCTATCTCGACGCCGCGCTGATCGAGGGCAACTTCTCCGGCTACGTCGCGCTGGAGGCGGACCTGGCCGCGCGCGGGTTTTCGATCAGCAAGAGTTCGATCCACCGCTACGGCGCGCAACTGGAGCGCCGCATCCAGGCGATCAAAGCGAGCACCGAGGCGGCGGTGGCGATCCAGGCCGCGGCGCCCGACGACGAGGACCTGCGCTCCGGCGCGGTCCTCTCGCTCATCCAGACGGAGATTTTCGAGGCGATCATAAAGTTGCAGGAGGCCGAGGACGCGGACCCGGCGCAGCGCATGAAGCTGCTCTCCGCGGCGGCGAAGAACATCGCCACCATGACGCGCGCGAGCGTCACGTTGAAGCGGTTCCAGTCGGAGGTGCGGGAAAAAGCACGCACGGCGGCCGACGCCGTGGAGAAGATCGCGAAGAAGGGCGGCTTGTCGAAAGCGGCGGCCGACGAGATCCGCAGCAAGATTCTGGGGATCGCGACGTGAAGCGCAGCGCGCCTCCCGCGAAAAAGCGCGCCGGCCCGAAGCCGGCGCCTCGCCCCGCGAAGCAGGCGGCCGCGCCGGTGAACCCGCTCGCGCTGCTCAAGACCCCGCCGAACGATCGTTCGGCGCCGCCGCCGGCGCTGTTGCCGTATCAGCAGAAGTGGGTCGCGGACACTTCGCCGCTCAAGTTGGGAGAGAAGTCGCGCCGCATCGGCCTCACCTGGGCGGAGGCCTCCGACGACGTGCTGATCGCCAGTCAGGCAGACGGCAGCAACGTGTTCTACATCGGCCCGACGCAGGACATGGCACTCGAATTCATCGAGGCCTGCGCGATGTGGGCGCGCGCCTACCACTACGCCGCGAGCGAGATCGAGGAAGGGATCTTCCTGGATGACGGCGACAAGTCGATCAAGACCTACAAGATCGACTTTCCCGGCTCGGGCAAGCGCATCGTCGCCCTGTCTTCGCGCCCGGCGAACCTGCGCGGCAAGCAGGGCGTGATCGTGATTGACGAAGCGGCCTTTCATCCGGATCTTAAGGGGCTCATAAAGGCCGCGATGGCGATGCTGCTGTGGGGCGATCGCGTCCGGATAATGTCCACCCACGCCGGCGCGGACAACCAGTTCAACGAGCTGATCCAGGAGATCCGAGCCGAAAAGCGCAAGGGCTCGGTGCACCGCATCACCTTCCGCGATGCGGTCGAGCAGGGCATCTTTCGCCGCGTGTGCCTGCGCCGCGGCCTCGCCTGGACGCCCGAGATCGAGGCGCAGTGGGTGATGGACGCCTACGCCTACTACGCCGACGACGCCCCGGAGGAGCTGGACGTCGTGCCCTCCCAGGGCGGCGGCGCGTTCCTGACGATGGC